AAACTTCTTGTCTACCCGCGGTATTAACTACCGCCCTCACTACACAGGTAATAATAAACAAGACCCAGAGTTTGGTGTAGCTTCTCTGGCTCCGTTATTTGGAACCGTTATTAAACGTGACGGCAACAATAACAACTTGAAACATGCTGGCGATAACATGATTGAGTTACCAGATGCTTCACGTAATGAACATATTAAAAAGTTAATAGAACAATTGGTTGTTTGGCAACCAGGAGTTCAAGGCAAGAGATTAAAGATGGACGCTGTGATGGCGCTCTGGTTCTGTGAAATCGTAGCCCGTGATGTTTTATTAACTTCAGCAAATGTGCCAAACTTTTTGAAAAACGAATTTACACCTCAGAAGCAAATTGAAGATAGGTACATTGTTAACCTAGATGATTTAGCTGCTGCACAGCGAATAGCGAGATTGTGATAATGAAAGAACTTGTACATGCATACGAGCAATTAAAGACTCGTAATGCTGAGCGCGATAAGCGCATGCGCGAAGTCGCCTTGGTCCGTTCAGGTAACGCCGACCAGGTATTTCGTGGTTTGTTCCCAGAGGGAACATGGTCTAGACCTATCATCGCCAACCTTATTGACGTGGTTGCTCGTGATGTTTCTGAGCAGGCAGGTGTACTACCTACCATAACGGCTGCTGGAGATTCATCCCTTGATGATTCACAGCGTACCAAGGCTGATAAGAGAACTAAGATTGCAAATTATTATGTTGCTTCATCTCGTCTTGGAACAGAGCTACTGCGTGGCGCAGACCAGTTAGGAACTTATGGCTTCTGTATTTTCAGAGTCGAACCTAACTTCAAGGAAAAAAGACCACACATCCATGTAGAAAACTCTATGGGTGCGTATTACGACATGGACAGGTTCGGAGAAGTATCTGTCTATTGCCGTTCTTATTATCGTAAGGCTGGCGATTTAGCAGCCAAGTTCCCAGAACTAGCAGACAAGATTCTACAGACAAGTGCATTCGGTCGTACCGACGGTAATGAACTTCTAGAAGTTGTACGATGGACTGACAAGAATCGCACCGTAATGTTTATCCCAAGTCGTGGAGGTGCAGTACTTGCCGAAACACCAAACAAAATCGGTAGAGTCCCAGTTGCAATTGCTCAGCGTCCTTCGCTTGATGGCGAAGTCCGAGGCTCATTCGACGACGTACTACCAGTCTATGCAGCAAAGGCGCGTCTTGCGCTTCTTACTATGGAAGCTGTCCAGAAATCTGTTGAAGCTCCTCTTGCTCTTCCCACTGATGTTACTCAGCTTTCCGTTGGTCCTGACTCAGTTATACGTTCTAACTCCCCTGAGAAGATTCGTCGTATCAATCTGGACGTACCTCAGTTCGCTTTTGCGGAGAACAATGTTCTAGCAGATGAAATGAAACTAGGAACCCGCTTCCCCCAAGCACGTGCAGGACAAGCAGAAGGTTCTATCGTTACTGGTCAAGGTGTCAAGGCACTTATGGCTGGGTTCGATTCACAGATTAAAGTTATTCAATCAATCCTTGGTGAAGCAATTGGCGAAGCAATCTCTATCGCATTTGCTACTGATGAAGCATACTTCCCAACACTATCTCGTGAAGTATCTGCAACAGCCAATGGAGTTCCATACAAATTAAAATACAAACCATCAATCGATATCAACGGCAATTACGGCGTAACAGTTGAATACGGATTGATGGCAGGTTTAGACCCTAACCGAGCATTGGTATGGGGTCTGCAAGCACGTGGCGATAAGCTCATTTCACGAGGAATGCTACGTCGTAATTTACCAATTTCGCTCAACGCTGGAGAAGAAGAGCGAGCAATTGATATCGAAGAGATGCGTGATTCATTGAAAGCATCTATCTCTCAACTTGCTGCTGCGATACCACAAATGGTTTCGCAAGGACAAGACCCGATGCAGATTGTAGAAAAGATGGCGACAGTTATTGATGAACGTAAGAAAGGCACACCGCTTGAAGAAGCAGTAGCCAAAGCGTTCAAGCCAGAACCAGCACCAGAAGCACCACAAGCGCCAGAGATGGCGCAACCAGAACAACCAATGGGTATGGGTGGCGGAATGCCACAGATGCCACAAGGTAGACCACCAATGCAAGAACTTCTTGCAGGTCTAACTGGTTCGGGAAATCCCAATCTAGCAGCAAGAGTAACTCGTCAAATACCAGCATAAGGAGAAAAAAATGTTTGGAAAGCAAGGAAAGGCAGCTAAGGCTCCAGTTCACCCAGGACACTCAGGCAAGAAGTCTGGTGGCAAGGGCGTAGGACTTGGTCAAGTCGCAAAAGCTCCAACACCTAAAGGCATCAAGGGCAACAACACAAAGCTTAAGTAAGGATAATCATGGCGAAGAAACCATACAAGTATCGCCAAGCCAAGAAAGACGCTAAGACTGCAGCAAAAAGAGCTTTCCCTGGGAAAGTAAAAGCTGTACGTAAAGACATCACAGGCAAAATTACTGCTGAAGATAGACTAGCGCTTAAGGATATGGCAGATACAGCCAAGAAAGAACTTGGCAAGAATGCTTATCTAAGCAGAGCCGACTATGACGCTATGCAGAATAGAGAACTTGAAAAGTTCCGTCAGTCTATGGCTGATGAATTCGGCGAATACGGTGGCAAGAAAGCAGGAGAAGCGGAAGCACCTGCTAAGAAAGCCCCAGCGAAAAAAGCTGCTGTCAAAAAAGCTGCTGCTGCTCTCGAAAAGAAAGCACCAGTAAAAAAAGCTGCAGTTAAAAAGGCTGCTGTTAAGAAAGCACCTGCCAAACCAGCTGCATCAACACCAGTTAAGAAGGCTGCGCCTTCAAAGACAATGACTCGTGCAGAAAAGTCTGCAGCTAATAAGGCTGCATGGAAGAACATGTCACCTGCAGAACGCAAGAATTGGTCAGCTAATAAGCCAGCTGCTTCTGCTGTTCCAGCAAAAGATAGCGGTCTACGTAAATCACTAGGAATTTCTACTGATAAGTGGTCCAAGATGACACAGGCTGAAAAAGAAGCTGCTGTTAAAAAGTCTGCTAAAGTTGGAGTAGCAAAAGAAAAAGTAAGAATGGCTGATGCTGAAGCAAAAGTTAAGGCTCGCCAAGAAGCTCGTGCATCAGGAACAAAGCGTCCAACACTTGCAGACCTAAAGAAGAATGAAGCTAAAGGTCTTGAAGAAGCTAAGAAGCGTGTTGAAGCCAAGAATGCTGCTGCTAAGCCACGTACTAAAATTACCGTAGATGGAAAAACATCTGCACCAGCTAAACCAACTGCTGGAGCACAAGCCCTAGATAAGATGAAAGCGGAAGCTAGCGCTAAAGCTAAGGCTAAAGCTGCTAAGCCAAAGTTTAGAAAAATCAAAGGCACTGCTAAAGGCGGAGTTATTGGCGCAGTAGCAGGTGAAGTAGTTAGCTTAGCTAAAGGCTCAACCAAAAAAGACTTTGATGAACTTAATCGTCTTGAGAACAAACTTGCTCAAATTACTGGTAAAGGTAAGAGCAAGGCAACTGCGGGTCGACAAGGAATGCAACAGCAAGTATCTCAACTTGCATCACTAGCAACTTTAGGTGTTGTAGGTAAGACTCGTCGTCAACGTATGGACGAACTTAATGCTCTTATTGCTAAGGCTGAAAAGAAGAACAAGCCTAAAGAACTTCGCTATGGCAAGGATGGCTCATCACTTGTACCAGGAACTGCAGCATACAAGGCTGGTTCTAAGACAAGACCAACAGTAGCTTCTACTGGCGGTGGCTCAACTACAAAGGTTAGCGATAAATACACCGTAAAGAAGGGCGATACCTTGTCAGGTATTGCAAAGACTGCAGGATTATCTTTATCAGAACTTCGTGCAGCAAACCCTGACATTATGAAGAAGAAGAAGTACAAGCAGGGTTCAATGATTTGGTCAGGAACAAAGGTTAATATTCCAAAGAAGTAGGTAAATAAATGTCAATGATGCAACCTTCGGGTCCAGGTCCGTTCTCTAAGAGAACCGACCGCCAGGGAGCAAAACAACTTCCTAATGCTGCTTATGGCGAGCAAAAGGAATTTCAAGATATGCAAGCTGGTGCGCCAATGGCTAAAACACCTACACCGCAAATGCCACAGATAAATCCAATGGCAGGCGTAGTACCTTTAACAGCGCCCACCCAGCGTCCAGATGAACCTGTGACTGCTGGTGTGGACGTTGGTCCTGGTCCTGGTAGAGAAATCTTAGGATTAAAAAGCCCAACTGATAATCAATTAAAAGATTTATCAAAGCTGGCTAAATACATGCCATTGATGGCACAGTTTGCGGATTCTCCAGAATCATCTGGAACTATGAAAGCTTTTGTTAAGTATTTACGGAGCCAAGCAGAATGAAGATACTCAAGAAGTTCGAAGAGAACCTTGAACATCTTGGATTTGAAATGGCTCCAGTTGCTTGGGATTTAGCCAAGTTCCCCTTTGAATCCGACGATGACCGAATTTCATTATTAGAGGAACTAACGGCTAAGGAGGCTACACCTAATGTCCCTAACAGAATGGTGGAATGACCCTTCTATAGTCAAAGACCCTACTCAGGAACCAAAGCTTTCCAAGGTCGACAAGTTCAAAAAAGATAATACTAAAGTAGGAAAAGCAGAACAAGCAATTGTCCCTAAAGTAATGGGAGCAATTGAAGCAGGGTCAAAGAAACCTATTCTTGGTAGGATTATTAATCCAGCCATGTCAGCACTTAGTTTTGTTGGCGAGAAAATCGTACAACCAGTAACTCAAACTGTTTCTGCTGCATTACTTACACCTCAAGCTGTTGCTAAAGGCAAGGGTGGCTTAACTGAAAGCTATCGTTTCTCAAAGAAGCAAGCTGAAAAGATTTCTATGGGACAGGCAGCAGCTAGCGCTGTTGGTAAGATTACATCTCCTGTTCTTGGCGACGTAACTAATGCTACATTCCTTGATAAAGACTTTGATGTATTTGATGACCGTCAACGTGATAAAGCATTCCGTGACGAGTGGGCTGGAATCCTAGCCTCTGGCGTTACCGATTTAGCACTTGCTGCTCTTGGCACTAAGGGTGCTGGTTTTGCCGTTCGTGGTACTGCAAAGAAAGTTGTTGGTCCAAAGCGTCTTGCTACTACAGACGACATGGATGTATTCAGAAGCGAACTAGATGAGATTGTTGCACAGAAGGCTTTGCCTGTAGAGCAACAGACCAAGACTGGTCTATCAGTTCTTGTAGATGATGCGGTTAATGAAACAGATTTAACCAAGCTTGCATCGAACCCACTTGTATCTGAAACATCTAACCCATATAGAACTGCGACAATTATGTCGCGTCTAGATAACCACCAAGATGTGGCAGATTATCTGCTTGCAGAACGTGGAGATACTGCTGCATTCCAAAGATTCTTTGAGCGCAACCCACTTGCAGCAGACCACCTTGATAACTATGGAATTACTGCTACAGCACCAATTGATAACTTTGCTAGCATCGGATTAGATGCACTAGACCCAGCTCTTACATCTAGATATCAAAAGATTATTGATGCTGTTAAAGTAGAAGACCCTAACTTTGCTCGCGCCTTAGATGACTTCATGGAGAAGGCGCAGATGGGTGTTATCGAAAGCTACCGCCCAGGTCGTTACGCAGCGCTAGAGCAGATTGGCTTAGCCAAGAAGAAGATACAGTCACAGGCTTTATACGGTGACCTTAAGATGTTTGGTCAAGATGCCGATGGTGGTTGGAAAACTCAGGTTTACCAAACAGGTGTCTATGACAGAGCAGTACGCCTTATTGCATGGACTGGCTCAGGTCGTCCACAAGGGTATATTAATATTTCCAACCCACGTAAGTTTGAAGCAGCCAACGATTTATTGTCTGACTTAAACCGTCTTCAGTTCCTTAAGGGAGTAGAAGGCGCACAATACAAGCGTCGTATGGTTGAGATGTTCCTTGATGCACAAAGCGATACCCAACGTGCTATTGCACTTGGTCGCATCGAAGAAAGCGTCATGGGTCGTCTTGCTAAATACTATGGCATTACAGATATGCAAGATGTTGGCAACGTCAAGGACGCTGTCAACCAGATTAAGAACTGGCATATTCGTATGAACCAAAGCCGTGACAGCATCAAAGAGTATGCTGTTAAGAATGGTTTTGTTCCAGACGAAAACGGCGGAATCAACGTACAGAACTTCTTGTCTGTATCGAATGAAGCACAGAATCTTCCAATGCTTGACTTCCGTAGACTTGAAACTGAAGTTATCTTCAACGCTCGTCGCGTTGCAGGTAAGGGTGCAAAGGTTACCCAAGGTCAATTCTATGGCGCGGTAGCGTCTAGAACCGCCATGAATGTTGGTCAGTTCCTTGACTTAGCTAACATGGTATTTAGCAACTTGAACCTACTTCGTCTTGCATACATACCAAAGAACTCGATGGTAGACCCATTTGCTCGTGCAAGTATGGCTCTTGAGTCAATGGAACTTGTTAAGAATGCAATTCCTGGCGCAGACAATGTTGTATACAATACTGGTCTTCTTAAAGAATCTGTTAAAAAATGGATACCTGGCAGCCCTGCTGCCAATGCTCGTAAGCAAGCTAAGGCTGCACAGTTCCGTGTAGAAAAGTATCGAGCAGACCTAGAACCTAAGATTACAGCACATGCAAAAGCTGAAACAGTTTATGATGACTTAGATAAGTCATTAACAAAACTTATTGCAGCACGTGATAAGGCTAAAGCCAAAGCGATGAAGAGCAATGATGCTGAGGTTCAAAATAAATATTATGAACTTGAAGACAAGGTAACAGAGTTACAAACTAAAGTAGATGACGCATTCGATGAGATGAGTCGCCTTGCTGATTATATTAACGGCACTGCTAAACTTATTCAACGTGAACGTAAAGACTGGGCAGAGTTTGCTAATGCTCAAGGAGATTTGAAACAAAAGAAACTTCTTGGTCAAGAGGCTGAAGTTATCGAAGTTAATGGTCAGACATACACTCTTCAAGGATTAGCTGACCCTAATGTTCGCGGTGCTAGCGCATATATGTCAGAGATTGATACCGCTACTAACTTCTATGCAGCATCAATGCAGTCAGAAATTTCACGTAGACTTCGTGCAGATGGTGCTCGCTTCGTAAAGATTCCTCGCAAGAACCGTGAGGAATATATGAATGCGTTGGCACATATTGCCAACCGCCAGGTTCGTAACGAACTTGAGTTACCAGTCGGATGGATGATGAAGGGCGAAAAGTCCAACGCTGAAATCGTAGAGTGGCTATATAGCCCAGCTGGTAAAGAATACAGACTTCGTATTGAAGAACGCTTTGGCGATGATATGCAGGCATGGGTAGGACAAACAAGAGAAAAACTCTATGCGATGTATCCAGACCCTGACCTTCGTAAGATTATTACAGAACGTCCAGTAACTTACCAAGAAGTAGATGCAATGCTTTACGGCAGGACAGACCTACTTAAAG